AAACGTGATATGAATCGGTTTACAGAATCGTATCAGGAAGGAAACTCGGAACTCTCGAACATCTATGATTCAGCAACAAGTCTGTTTCAAAATGCCCAGCAGATTGAGGATACATATCGGGGTGCTAAGGGACGCTATGATCAGTTAGTTTCTCCTGCATCGGGGGAACCGACTCTCAATGTATCGAACGGGTATGCCTTTCTTCTACGCTTTGGACTTGTTCTGATTCTCCTCCCCATACTATTTTTGATTGGATACTGGTCACCTCAAATCAAGGCAGCAGCAGCAGCGAGTGCAGCGACTGCAGCAACGGCAGTTGGGAGTGTAGCGTCTACGTTAACGTCGGCAGCGACGGCAGCGACGGGAACATCGGCGATGTCGTCGCCTGTCCTAGGTCCAAGGAGGGCATAGTCGGCAGTATCGACTCAAGTTGGCGGAAGGAACTCATCACAAACAGAACAAAGACTACAATCAGGAGAACAAGAACAAGTAGAATCCAACCATAGTAAGTAGCTTGAGGAATTACTGCATGGTTCTGTGCTTGCTTATCACTGTAAAGACGATTTAGCTTTACTAGCTCGTCTTCATCAGTGCGCAACTCTTCCAGCTGCTGTTTGTATTTGTCAAGAGCCTCCTGCAGATCATTTGTAGGTTGCGCAGAAAGGAGAGATTGGCCCTTGTTATACACTTCCTGAATCCTGTTCACGAGAGCTACCAACTGCTGGTTGGCAGCGGTGATCTGAGGCATCATGGCAGTGCGTTTAGCAGAATTCTGTTCGCGAAGAGCTGTATTGATCATCTGAACATACTGATCGCGAAGACTTCCATACTCTTGGAGAGCAGCCTGAACTTCATTATACGACGTTGAATCATATTTCGTATTGAGAGATCCTCCTTGGTATAGAAGCATGCTCGCAGGACTCATGGTGGTTGTTGTCATTAGGGCAGCCGAACCTGCTGCGGGCTGTGGAGGACTGCTCGTGCTCATTACTCTTTGTAGACATCAAATTATCTAGAACGTATATAAGAGGAGATAGATGGCGGCTTATGCCCAAGATTTTCAATCTAAATCTCAAGGTCTTCTAGGATATGTTCAGAATCAACTGTCTCAGGTAGTGGGATGGAGTGCTCTTCCTGGACAGCTCAATAAGATCGTGGCGTCGTCGGCGGGATACGTCTGGGGATTCAATGTGAATGGGGATTTCTATATGTGCAAGGAGCCATGTGATGGAACGAACTGGAAGCAGATGACCCGCCCCCCAGGAATCACAGGAATGCCTCTAGATATTGCCGTAGATGCTCAGAATGTATATGTTCTTTACAATGCCACTGCGGCTCCTCAGGAGACGGCAGGTCCATCTCCAGGAATCCAGACAGGACAGATTGAAATCGGAGATGTTGGAATGCCGCCAGGACACATCAGTGTTGGAAATGGATCAGTTATTATATCCGCTTCTTTCTTAGGACCCAATGCAGCTGCAGTTGCGTCCTCTATAACAAAGGGAACTGTCTATAGCGCAACAATTAAAGATGACAAGGGAGTAACTGCAACATTTCCTATCACATCTGTAGGCACCAATCCGTCATGGCAGGGTCCTCCGTGGATGTATTCATATAGCGGATCAGGCGGTGATTCTGCGTCAGTTGCAGCAAAGTTTGCCAAGTCAAAAACGATAGCTCTAACTCTTACAGGTACACCTTCTACGGCAACGGGTGGGATTACCGATTTGGGGTGTTGGAACGATAAAGGCGATCGTGCTCTTTCAGGACCTCCTCAGCAGTATGGATATTCTCCGAAAACATGTAAAGATTATGCATTAGCACATGGAACAGACACGTTTGCTTTGCAGAACGGAGGATGGTGCGTAATTAAGAAAGAGGGCGATGACTATAAAAAGTATGGAAAAGCTACAGGACCATGTGCAGAACTTGGTAGCGCATGGGTAAACCATGTATATCAGGCGACGCAGGCCCCTGCTGCTGGACCTACAACTCCACTCAGTTTCTCGATACAGCCAGTGGATGGATCAGGAACATGGTCATCTGCTCAATCGATTCCTGGAACTATGCCTACCAATCCCGAAATCAATATTACCGACCAGTTCATCTTTGTAGGAAATCAGGGGTGCTCAAAACCGTGCACGACAGCCTCATGGGTTCCTATTTCTGGACCTCAAGGAAGTGGCCAGTCTATGGGAGTATCTGCAGCCTCCAGTGGTTCCACGTATATCCCTGTCAACAATGCAGGTAAGATCAAGGTGTATGCTGGGACAGCCAGTGGTCAAGGTGGATGGACAGAGAAAGCAGGTCTAGCAGGAAAGATCCCTGTGGCTGTTGAAGCAGACAATCAGTTCATGTATGCCCAAGACCAAGGGTCTGGTGGCATTTATCGGTGTGGGGCACCGTATACTGATTCTGATTCGTGTAAATTAACAGATACACAAGGGAAGACGGTAGCAGGTAATCATACAATTTCTGTGAATCCTCGGAGTTACCAGACATACATTGCTGCATCATCAAGTGGATCTGTGGGAAATCTGTATCAGCGCCTCGATGAGGGAAGTGCCAATGTAGGACCGCTGATCGATGAGACTAAGAAGTATGCGTCTGGATTAGATAGTGATGTAAATGCTCTGGGGTATGCCACAACTGCTCAGGCTGCGGCTCTATCTGCCGCCCAGACACGGGAAGAGGCAATGGCGGCAATTCAGCAGATTACAGATCTGGATGATAAGTTCAAGGAGACACGTATCAAACAGGGAAATATGCGCAGCAAGATCGTGAATGATAATTCAGTCCCACTATATACTGCTCGATTAACAGCGCTCAAGGTGGTTGCATATACACTAATAGCCGTAATCATCCTTCATATTGTTCTAAGTTTCTTTCTGTCTCCCACGATTGTGATGGGTATTTCACTAGGTGCTACTCTAGTTGGTATACTTCTTGCATATTCGTATTTGGGTGCAGGATTTAAGGTTTCTATTTCCTCTGTGAAATAATAACAGATGAGCATTCCTGCAATATCAGATGCTGATGCAGCTAAATTTCGTGCTCTTGGAAGTGCGAGTGCAAGCCCTGAGGAAATGCAGAAAGCATTTGAAACATTTCAACGTGCATCTCAGCGGCGCGATGATGATCCTGAAGCGTTTCAGGCAGCGAGGTTTCGTTATTACGGAATGAAGAATGGGTCTGAATGGATGGAGCAGGAAAAGAAACGTATTAATGCTGAAAAGCTGGATCCTGTTCTAGATAAGTATCGTTCGCAGATACAGGATCTTGATGCTCAGTCCGAGGTTCAGAAAGGGTATACCAACTCTATTGCCACCATCAGGGACAAACAATCTTCGTTGAAACAGGGAATTGCAGGGAATGTGGATTTTCTCAAGGATCTCCTGATGGACAAGGAAGAGAAAGTCTCGGTCTACAATCGGTTCATTGATCTAACATCACCATCATCACCAACTGCAGCAGCGATAACATCTGCGAATCCTCTTGCTTCCTATTTTGCAGTGTTTCCTTCCTCATTCCTTACTGTTCTCGATGTTGTTCTAGCGGTTATCATCTTATTCATTCTCATTCTTCTTCTGACCAAATCAAATGTTGCATTCACTTCATTCAGAGCGTGGATTCCAAGTTGGTTTCTGCCTAAACCTGCTCTATCCCTGCCTACAAGTCCTGCTCTTGGTCCCACATCTAGGTAAGTAAATAATGTTTCATAGAAGGTAGTTCATCAAAATACATGTTGTGGAGATAGATACGCGTTGACCCCCACGGACAAAAGAAACGGCACCACGTTCCTGGAAGAGGAATACCATCAAAGGTGTGGAGAACAAGGAAGTCTGTATAATACACTATGTCGTTCAGTGGATCCAGCAGGATTGTCTGACCATCATTGTCTGAAAAGGCCTTGTACCCTTCCATATTGTCCACATAGAATCCAGGATAGGGTTTCAAATCAAAAGGAATAGGTTTCCAGCGAGGCGGAGTCTGGACATTGAGAAATGGGATCCACACGTAAGAAAATTGGAGGAAAGGTTTCACGTCTATGAGTCCACGAGGAACGTTATGGACTTCGAAGAGAAATGGGATGGGACCCCATATCTTTGTAGATTCAGCCGCCATCGTCAAGATCATTTGGCTCGAATATCCCTTTCCACGCTCGCTGTCTACCACGAAATTGCAGGAGACATAGACTCCATAAAATGATTTCGTGTCGCCTATCCATCGACCATATTTTGCAATGAGTGTTGCAATACGAGGAATCCAAATAAAAAGGTCGTCGTCGCCCATAAAATGTCTGCGCACGCGAAACACATCCTCCCAAATAGATTGCGCCCAGTCCTTATCGGCTTGAGATACATCTTTCCAGCGGGAAACATGTATAAAATCTGAGACTGGATACTTAAAATCACGATCAATCATTGTGTATGGGGAGGAGCCTGGAGACCTCTGGATTGGAAGCGTCTCCCACATTTCTTACATAAAGACAAGAGAGAGATGGACGCATCTTTAGCATACTGGCTCATACCCCTGATTCTCCTTGCCATGTTTCTCCTCATGGGGGTCCACTCGGCCCACCGTGAGCGATTTGGGAATACTGAGCGTCGCGAAGGATTTGAGAATAAGGAAGAAGGCGATGCCGAGACCGAGACACACGAAGATTATGATGCTATCTACGATGAGTTTTATGCGAATGTTTACGATAAACTTTTTACTACGCCCGAGCGTGTTTCTTTTGAAAAAGCGAGTCTTCGAGAGAACGCTCTCGCTGACTGGCCCAAGGCTGAAACAAAGGTTCTAGATGTGTGCTGCGGAACAGGTCCTCACGTTGACTGGATGTGCAAAGACGGAATCGATATTGTTGGTCTTGATCTGTCAGATGAAATGTTGAAGAAGGCGCGGGACAAGTGTAAGAGCGGTCGGTTCTACAAGGGCGATGCCACGAGGGCCGAGACGTTTCCACCCAAATCATACTCTCACGCCCTAATGCTCTATTTTTCCATCTACCAATTCCAGAACCCCAAGATGGTCCTTGATAATGTATATTCATGGCTCCGACCTGGAGGTATCCTTGTTCTACACTTGGTCGACCCTAACAAATTTGATCCGATTCTTGATGCTGCCTCGCCGTTCATGGCATTCTCGATTCAGAAATATAGTAAGGAGCGAGTGATTGACTCCGACATCTTTTTCGATAAATTCAAATACAAGAGCCGCTTTGTCAAGGATCCTGACTCGGATGATGCACGGTTCGAAGAGGTATTTGAGTTCGATGATCCCAAACGCTACCGTGAAAACAATCATCATCTCTATATGCCTAAGATTGATGCCATGCTGGATATTGTCCGCTCGGCAGGATTCACAAGGCATGAAATGGTGGACATGACACCCGTGGGTTATGAGTATCAATATCTTGTCTACTTTTCTAAGTAATGAGCAGCGTGTTCGGAAAGAACATTCAGAATCTCGGCGGAGGGTCCGTAGGTCTCGGACTCTCCCCCGCGGTCGCCAATATTAATATGGCGAATAACTCGATTATTAATTTGAATCAGATCAATGGTCAGGGATTTCCTGCTACTGCGGGAGCGTCGGGACAAACACTACATATTAATTCGTTAGGAAGTATGTATTGGCTAAATGCAGATGGTCCTACAGGACCACAGGGACCGACTGGACCTGCACAGGCGGTAGGAGGTCTACAGGGCGAGATCACATTCACCTGGAACATAAGTGGAACACAAAAGTCAGTGGGAGATCCTGGTCTAATGTATGACTGGTGCGGACAGATCACAAATATATGTTTGGCGAATGTTCTTAACAATCTAAGTGTGGGTAAGAATGCGAATATCACAGGAAATATTACAAGTAGTGGGGTAGGTCCCAGCACAATAGGAAATGTACAGTTTTCATCGGGAAATATTTCCAATGCGACCTTGACGACAAACAATATTGCGGCTTGGACGTTGACTAGCTCAAACTTTTATTCACCGAGCATGACGATCACGGTGAGTGGTTCGATCTCAACTCCTGCGACCATTAGTAGCTCGATTGCTGGGGTCTATATGAGCAATACTACTCTGTCAGCTGGAAATTCTACAATTGGAGGACTAGGACTCTCGAATGCCCTACTGACCGCTTCAGGAATAACCGTAAATGGTGCGGCATCTATTACCTCGGCTACAACCATCTCGGGGCTTCTGACGGTATCTGCGGCTCAGGTCCAGAATGCCTTGAATGTTTCAGGTCTTGGCACAGTATCGAATCTAACAGTTCTGGGATCTCTCTCGGCAAATACGATGTACTCGACTTCGACAATTCAGGCGGGTGGGGTGGTCAATATTAGTGGCCTTGCTACAATTTCGGGAGCCCAGATCCAGAACGGGCTGAATGTTTCGGGTCTTGGCACACTTTCAAATCTGACAGTTCTGGGATCTCTCTCGGCAAATACGATCTACTCTACCTCGACGATTCAGGCAGGTGGAGTTGTGAATATCAGTGGACTCGCTACGATCTCTGCTGCTAAGATACTGTCAAATCTCAGTATATCTGGAACCCTCTATGGAACAACTGCAAATATTCCAGCAATCACAGGTCTTTCAAACATTAACTCGATTCCTTTCGTAGGAAATTCTACCAACTCAAATATTCTCTTCGGTTCAGGCGTAGTAAATCTATGTGGAACAAATATTGTTGCTATTGGATCAACGGCTGCACTCAACAATTCTGGTGCGTATGTTACTGCCTTCGGAACCTCTGCAGGGGCATCCAATACAGGTGCAAATCTTATTGCTATCGGTTCCAATGCAGGAACCAACAATATTGGCGATTCAAATGTGTTTATCGGAGCTACTACTGGTCAAAATAACTCTGGATCGTCAGTGATAGGGCTTGGTGGTGGTGCAGCATTTCTGAACAGCAATTCAAATGTGATTGCGATTGGCTGCAATGCTGGTCGGGCAAACGGGTTTTCAAACACTGTTTTTCTAGGTAATACTGCCACTGGATATTCGGGACCTTCACAAGCAGATTCATTCACAGTGTATTCGACTAACACAACGATTCCTTTCCTTTTTGGGGATCTTTCAGGTCGACAACTAGGTATTGGAACCAACCCTTCGGCTGCACTTGATGTCAATGGAAGCGGTATATTTTCAGGAAGTGTTACTGCAAGTTCCGCCTTTTTTCAGACGTTTACCGTATCTGGAATCTCGAGGTTAGGTAGTCTGAATGTATCGGGAGCGATAAACGTATCTGGACTTTCGACGTTAAGTTCTACGATGGTTATAGGAACCCTTTCAGCAACTACGTTGTATGCTCCCACAATTAATACAACAACCTTGAGTGCGGGGGGGTTATCCACCTTCTCAAATGTCAATGTTACCAACACCTTGAGCGCATTCTACCTTTTTTCTTCAAACTCTACTATCACAACTCTTTCAACAACAACATTGTCGGTATCAGGGACACTCACAAATACGACACTGAACGTGTGTGGACTCGCAACTATTTCAGGGGCATCGATTACAAATACGCTCACATCCTCAAATATTGTGTCTACGATTGGAACGGTAACAACTCTATCAGTAGCAACATTTAGCGTGTCTGGAATATCTACGCTCTCGGGTGTCAGTGTAACATCGACACTCAGCTCGGTCAATCTGTTTTCCTCAAATGGATTCGTGAACACTCTCTCTGCTCTCACTGCAAGTATCTCGGGGGCATTCAATGTCTCAGGTCTCTCCACCTTGTCAAATGTAAATGTTCAGAACACTCTCAGTTCCACCAATCTATTTTCCTCAAATGGACTTATCACTTCGTTGTCAGCGGCAACAGCAAATATTTCAGGGGCATTCTCAGTATCTGGTGTTTCTACTCTTTCAAATGTGACCGTCACGAACACTCTGAGTGCGTTCTACCTATTTTCGTCAAATGCCTACATGACAACCCTGTCGGCAACGACTCTTGGAGTCATAGGAAACCTCACTGTTTCAGCTGTCGCGATCTTACCGAGTTTGTCTGGTCTAGTAAGATTAAACAATGTCCCTGTTCTATTGAATGATCTTTCGCAGTATATCTCATTTGGAGTGAGTTTGGGAGTTCGTGGATTATACGTGAATTCTATTGGATATTCAGCAGCCTTAGGAAATACTGGTTCCTATGTGAATGCTATTGGATGCAATGCAGCTCTAAATAACTCAGGAAGTTACCTGAATGCGCTCGGATACAACGCTGGATCGTCAAATATAGGAGCTAACTTAACTTCAATCGGTCAAGCTGCAGGCCTGTCGAACAAGGGTGATTCAGTGGTGGCGATTGGAGAAGGAGCATGCTCCACGAACTCTGGATCGTTTGTTGTAGCTATCGGATCAAATGCAGGATGGTCAAATTCAGGAAGTAATGTGATTGGTATTGGTGTGAACGCTGGTCAGTATAATACGGGAGGAAACTCAATCTTTATTGGAAGGAACGCTGGATCCAATAACCAATACTCAAACAGTATTATCATAGGCACCAACCCCAGCGGATATGCCGCAACTGCTCCTAACACTCTACTTATATATGCAACTACATCCTATGCTCCCTTTCTACAGGGTGATCTATCAGGTATCCTGCTTGGAATCGGTAAGGCACCGACAGCAGCACTTGATGTATCGGGAAGCTCGATTATTTCACAAACCTTAACTGTATCTGGACTCTCAACTCTCTCAGCTGCCAGGGTAGTGAATGGACTGAATGTCTCTGGTCTTACTACATTGTCAGGTGTGACTATGACCTCGACATTTACATCGCGGGGAGTAGCTACGCTCTCTTCCCTTGTAACACAGGGAACGCTCTCAAGTTCAAATATTTATGTATCGGGAGGAATTGCACTGGGTACAAATGCACCTCTTGTAATGAATGGTGTATTCAGCAATCAGGCAACAACTACTCTTGCGGACACAACTGTGACACGTCTGAATGCTGTTACATGGCCATCGGTTGCAGGCACCGTTGGACAATCTCTCACCATATCCTCAGATTCTGGAATAGCATACTGGGCTCCATTCCCTCTCCCCGCGACTCTCAGTGGATGGTGGTTGTCACCTCCGAATGCCCAACTGTATATGAATAATCAGCAAATCACAAGTCTTTCAGGAATCAATGGAGTTCGACTGAATTTTAACGGAACATCGAATCTTATGGGTATTGGAGCAAATACGTTGTCAGGAACTACAGGCAATGATATTATTGCGATCGGGTTGAGTGCAGGGGTTGGTTCCTCTGGAAGCAATCTTATTTATCTTGGTAGCAATCCTGGTGGCACACAAGCATATAATGACAGGTTCACAGTGTATTCCACCACAAGTGGTCTTCCCTTTCTACAGGGCGACGTTGCAAATATGTTTTTGGGTATTGGTAAGTCTCCATCTACACCTCTAGACGTTTCTGGATCGGTTGCTATTAGCCAGAATCTTAATGTCACTGGACTTGCCACGCTTCCCAACACAGTAGCAACAACGCTGTCGGCCACTACTCTTTATGCATCAACTGCACTCAACACATCGGGAACAGCTACCCTCAATGCAGTCAACATACCAACAACCTTAGGAGTGACTGGAACAACAACGCTTGGCACAACAAATACGGGAACCTTAACCGCTACATCGCTTGCCTCTACAGGAACAATTACGTCTGCGGGACTATCTACTCTCAATTCGGCTATTGTTTCAACAACCCTCAACGTCATTGGAAATACGACCCTGACAACTTTGAATGCGGCAGGTATTACGGGAACAACCATTGGATCGACTGGAACAGCAACCCTCAATACAGTTACGGTTGGAGGAACATTAGGGGTTACTGGGCAAACTACACTTGGAAATGCTGCAGCAACATCTTTGGTTGCAACTACGCTGTCTGCAACAAGTGCACTGAATGCTGGTAGTGCCACTGCAACTCTAGGAACTACTACAGTAAACACGATATTGAACGTCTGCGGCGCAGCCAATCTTTTCTCGGCAATTCTCAGTCAGAACCTTACAGTTTGTGGACAGACACTTTTTAAGAATCTCAGTTTTGCAACCCTCAATGGTCTGACATGGAATTCACCAACTCCCGCATCGGGAAGCACTGTCTTGTCCGTCGACAGTACTGGAAAAATACTAACTTGGGCTGCACTCACAACAATCGGAGTGCAGAACTGGGCACAGAGCGTAGCAAATTCTACACTGAGCATGCAAGGATATGGAATTGCGGGAATCACAAGCTTCAACAACATTTCTGCAGTATTTATTTCGGCCTCGGCGCAGATAGGACTGGGTGCAGGAGTTCTATCCAACAACTTTGCATCGAATATTGTAGCATTTGGCACAGGTGCAGGTGCTGTGGGACTGAATACTACAGGCGTAGGTCCAAATAATATTTTTCTTGGTAGCAATCCTGGTGGATCCTCCAACGTCTCCAATTCTCTCGTAGTCTATTCACAGACAGCTGGATCTCCTCTCATCTATGGAGACCTCTCAAATAATCAGGTTGCAATTGCAGGGCAGTCGACAGGGGGATACACGCTGAATGTTGGAGGGTCCGCACAAGTGATCACTCTCAATGTTACAAACAGTTCCATACTTTCATACGTTACAGTTACAGGTCTATCAAACTCTGGGATAACCACTCTAGGTGGAACTGTAAATATTCCTGGAACAAACACCCTGAATGTCAGTGGTCTATCTACCCTATCTAGCACTACAATTACGGCCGCTCTGTCTGCTCAGTCAGTCTATGTATCGAATGGATTCGGAGTAGGAGGAACAACAATACTCGCAGGAACGGTAAATATCCCTCAACTAAGTGCCCTCAATGTTTCGGGACAGGCTACTCTCTCAAATGTAAATATCTTATCAACTTTATCGGCTCAGACAGCGTATGTATCGAATGGACTGGGAATAGGAGGAACAGTAAATGTAGGAGGTCAGTCAGTTTTTTCGTCTAAAGTGGGGATAGGAGGAGCATCACCAACATACACACTTGATATTCAAACAACAAATGCTGGATCGAACGGTATTCGTATCGCCCAAAACAATGCAACAAATGTCACAGCAGGTCTGTATCTGGAAGCGGGACTTGGAGGTGCAAATACTACGGGAAATCAAGCTCTTGTATCCTTTTCAACACTAGGCGGTGGAGGAGGATCAGTTGTCCAAAGTTTGTTCAGTCTCTACGAAGGGGGCAATTACGGTCTAAGTTTTAAGGGTGGCAATATTTCCAGTGGCACAACCGTTGTCCGCGTAGATACAGGGAACAATCGCTTGGGTGTGGGAACTGTGTCTCCTGGAACAACTCTAGATGTTTCGGGAACCTTCCGTGCTACTGGAACCTCAACTCTCTCGGGAGTTACAGTAAACAGTATCAATGGAGTCGCTTGGCCTACGGTGACAAGTGCACCTGTATATCCTTACCTGATGGCGTTACAGGCGTCAGGATCGGCTGCATGGGTTCCGATTGGTGCTGCTGAATCAACTGGTTGGGCTTACAACCCTGCGCTACAGACGGTAAATATGGCTGGGTTTGGTCTTACAGGTCTATCCTCCATCAATGGACTCACATCCACAATTTGCTCTGTAACGAACCAGATCGGACTTGGAGCCAATACTCTAAGCAACAATACAGCTGCAAATATTGTGGCATTTGGTTCAAATGCGGGAAGCAATAGCACTACAAATTCAACATTTTCTAACTGTATTTATCTAGGTAGCAATCCAGGAACATCGGCAACAGGTTCAAATACATTCCTAGTCTACTCCACAACTGCGGGAACTCCTGCAATACAGGTGAATACGGGATCCAACTGGTTAGGAGTTGGAAAGGCACCCACCGTGGCTCTGGATGTTGTGGGTGCTGGCCAAGTTACTGGACAATTTACAACTCAGGGCAAACTTCTTGTAGGAAACTTCAGCGCGAATACGTGCAATTATGCGGTGAACATCATGTCATCTGGAACACGCACAGGGTTTATTACGTGGAGTTGTAATACCAACCAGGTCCCGTATATGGGTCTTGGCTGGGATCAGACTGTTGACGGGTTAGTCATTAGTTCGGGGCCAGGAGCAGCCGATCTCGGAACAGTAAATTCATTCTTTGTATCTCGCAATACAGGCTTTGTCGGAATTGGAAAAACGTCGGCATCTTTCCCTCTTGACGTTAGCGGCCAGATCAATACGAATACTGCAGTTTCAACACCTTCCCTTGCGGTCTCAGCCTCCACCACCCTCTCTGGAAGTCTCACGCTCCCGACGATTGCGTCCTCTACGTATGCGAGTAAGGTCCTATCCTACAATTCCACAACTGGGGCGGTCACCCAGAGCACTCTGAATCTCGGAACACTTGGGGGCGCGGACTCCAATACCATGAACGCTAACTGGGTTACAACTGGCGGCGGACTCGTTACGTGGAACGCAACAACGGGTGTGGTTTCGGGAAATAACCGTATACTCGCCATTCCCGTTAACAATGCGATGGCGACAGATGGTTATTTCAATATCGCGGAAGGTGCATGGAGTATTACGATGAATGGATGGTCAGCAGCATATTTTGTCCCGAATTCTGTTCCGTCTACATATCCAGCGGCGAATGGTAGCATCAAAGTTATACCGTATCAAAGTATTGCAAACCAGGTAGGATCCAACTGGATATTCATTTGTTCCACATATGCGGATGTGACTCCTATGACTCTCAAATGGGGACCTGGATTCATCACTATCCCTTCGGGCGGCGTGTTTAACTCAGCAACAGGTGGAACGTCATGGAACGTTCTGGGACAGGCCACCAACATTGCTCTTGGCTCTAATTCGTCCATTACAGGAACGACATCCATCGTGATCGGCTCCAACGCTACATCTTCAGTCGCAGCCAACAACGTAATCGCGATCGGAACGAATGCGGGAAGCAATCTTGAAAATTTCAGCAATACTATTTACATCGGAAGCAATGCAGGATACAGACCTGGAAAAGCCAATACACTTGTTGTCCAGTCTCTTGTCTCTACGCTTCCCACGCTCCAGGCCGATCTCTCTAACCGATGGCTCGGTATAGGTATAGCTCCATCCAATGCTCTGGATGTATCAGGAACCATTCGGGCAACAGGTCCAGTGATTTCCACACTCAATATCTCAGGTATAACCGTAGGCTCATCTCTCACACTCACAACCGATGTAGGATCGACGTATTTCAGTTTAATGACGGTTGCGTCGACGATTACGGTTACACTTCCAACAACCGCTCCTCCTACGGGAACATACTGGGTCATCAAGAACAACAGTCCAGTGAACTATACTCTCACCTCGGTGAACGGTGTTTTCAACGCTGGAAGCAATACTTATTACCTCCAGTCAGGTATTGGAACATCTCTCGCATACTCGGGAACACAGGTGGGTGGTTCCAACGCGTATTACACGTTCTAATCCCCTCCCACCCCAACACAATATAGAATGCAAATCTACGACAGAAGAAGTGTAGTAGATTTTCAAACATTTACCTTCTCTGGCCACGCCCGTAAACTTGCGAACAAATCGCTTCTTCAAAGCATTCAGTTGGGTCATGCCGATTATGCGTGCTACTGGACTCTCGAACTTCTATGTTCAGGTCTAGTGCATTCGATGTGGACCACATTCTTTGAAGCAGCATCGCTGTATGTTCATCGCTCTTGTCCCAATATCTTCACCTACTTGGTCTCGCAATATGAACGGTTTGCCGAGATTGAGCAGATGTATACTGTTCACACAATGACAGAAATTCGTAATCGCGACGATGCCCGCCTTTTAGTTTGTGAAGTTGCCGTAGTTCTATCTATGGCAAAAAAGCAGAAGACGATTACATTGCCAACCATCAAAGCTGAGCACGATTTTCTCCCCGAGACCGTAAGAGAAAATCTAAGAGCAACATCGCAGATGGTAAGTGCCCCATTCATGAAAGCCGATGACCCGTTCGAGCTCAAGATTCCATTTAACGAGTTCTGTTTTTCTATTCAGACACGGGATACTCAGCGAGCTTTTTACTGGCTTTCTTGGATTCTAGCGTATGCTCGTGAACAGAAGAAGCGGACGAAGCAAACGGTTGTAGTTGCAGAACGCAAGAGTCCATACTATTTATCGAAGTATGCAAAACATCTCATATGGATGATATGGGATGTCATAAATGCCCAGAGTAATACATATGTCGAAGCCCTGTTCAAGCTGTATTGTCTACGGTGGGAGCCAGGGACGTCACGAGCAAAACAGACGTTCTTACTCACAGCAATCCTATTTGTGACGGAACCCCTAGATTCTCGCGAACCTGCCAAGAGGGATGAATCTGCTATCCCTCCGATGCTTGCCAAGATTCCCCAATTGCTGGAAACGATACAAGCGACACGCAATACTTTCCAAGCTAGAGAATAAGTAATAAAAAGAATGGCTGGTCCTACTGCTGCACAGAAACTCCAGATCTCGGCGTTCCAAGGTCTCCTGTTCTACATTCTGGCGAACCCAATCACATTTCGCGTGATGGATGGTCTTGTGACATCTATGACGGGACCTTACACAACATTCCGTATCTTCGAGAATGGACTGCCTACAGGGTTCGGTCTACTCCTCCATGCCTCGGTCTTCTTTGCGGTCACGCTTGGTCTGATGTATGTATAGTTTAAATACAGCACGTCTATATACACAAATGTATCGTATCACGAAGATGGGGATGGTCTACATGAAACCCACGATTTCGTATACCACCAGTTTTCTTTGGTGTGGAACCCAGTGTTTGAATCCACACGAAAGGACGTGCCGAATCCTGCATCCTCAAGCAGATGGATCTGTAAAAATTGAGATGCTTCCGTATCCCAATGTTTTAGATCGGATTGATTCTAAGGAGGAGGTGTTTGTAAACAAGTTTGCGGACGGTTCGTTTGCAGAGAACAATGATCTGTTTACGCCTGTGTGGCCACAGCCTTCTTTGCAGAAAACCACGACGGGCAGCACTTCTTCACCTCGGCCAGCGCCACGCCCACGACCTTCGAGGCCTCAGCCTTCACGAGCTTAACAGCCTCAATGACGTAAGGAAGGGACACGTCGCACCAAGTTGCAAGTTCCTTCTTCTGGTCGTCGGACAGGGGGGACTCACGAACAGCCTTCTTGACCTCCTCGACAATAAACTTGGCCTTGTCCTCGTCTGAACGATCTGCAAGAATCTCAACCTCGGCGATCTTCTTGATGACAAACTTTAGCAGCTCAGACTTGTTCGCGAAGTCAACGACAACAGCTACGACTTCGGCAGTGACAGGTGCAGGGGCAGGGGTAGGGACGGGGGCAGCATCAGACATGGTCTTGTGTTTAATTTTAGGCCTTACAAAACTTTCATTAGAATAACTCAGCACTGAATGGAGATCTCTGATATTGTCTATCTTGCCTTTTCAACAATTATGGTTGTGGTGATTCTCCACGTCGGAGTCTTTTGGGTATCTCGTCTTATCCAGCCACCTAAGCCAAAGATTGTTTACGTGGATCGCGCTCCCCCAATTATCCCAGAGGTTGTGTCGGCTCCTATCCTGCCGACTCCGCCCCCACACGTAGCTCCTCCGCCACCGCCACCTAGCTCTATGGCTCGTGAGATGCCTCAGGCCATGAGCGTTCCGACCTATGATATGCCACCCCCAATTGTTCAGTCCAACAAGCCACAGGGTATGGCAGCTTCTCCAACTTCTTCCTATGATATTCCTCAGGTCAACAAGCCTAGCGGGGCTGGTCTTCCTCCGCCGATTGAGACACGAGATGTAGATCGTGTAGGATTCTCTGGAGGAAAGGCTGCACCACCACAGTAGACGTTTTCACAGTGTGCGCTATACTAGGTAATGAATCGGTTAAAGAGTCTGTATAATTGGGATCCTGCAATTCGTCTAACTCGTCAAGGAAAAGTTGGGAACTATGCAGTAAAAGTTCCTCAAGGAGGGGGAATTCCAGGATGGTTATGCCTCACCCGCGACGAATACTCGAAGCCGATTGCCCTCTGGGTTCCCAGGAAGGAGAACTCTGTTGCCCAGCCTGTTCGGCTCGTGTGGGATGAACGGTGTTTTGAGGATACGATTCTCCGTGTTGAGTATACACCTACGCATGTGTTTCTAGCAGATGCGTGGATGTTGAATGGAACTCCTTTGTTTATGAACACTACCTTCGGTGCCAGACAGGATATACTAAAATCTATCTTTGCACTCCATACTCCCTGCCCTGAATTTGAGACCCGCGCTATCCGACTTCGCGATGATATCACTGATATTCGGGGTTACGAATATTACAACAATATGGAAGGTGAGAAAGGTATTTTTGTGGAATGCAAGAAAAGAGAGGAAGAAACATTGAAGTATGAGATTTTGGCAACAGATATTCCTGATGTTTACAAGGTTGCTGATGTAGGATATCTTCGGGTCAGGACAATGGCTCTTTCCAAAACTCTGAGATCCTTTGGCAGAGTATTTGCCCTCGAGTGCGTTCAGAATGATGATGGGACGTGGACGCCTGTAATAGATTCTCATACAAATACAAATGGCTCGTAAACTCCATACTACAAAGAAAGTCAAGAAGGCTGGTCGCCGTCGCCATACGATGAAGAAGGGTGGTGGCTACGGCTTTGGCGGTTCTGTTCTCTCGAATGTCGGTGGCCCCAATGCTGGCAATGCTCTTTGGGACTCGGACACATCCAAGGATTGCGGAATGGGAAATCGTGGGGGAAATAATACGCTCGCAGGAGGCCGCCGTCGTCGGGGCAAGGGTAAGAAGACGGCTGGACGTCGTCGTAAGCACCGTGGAGGCGCGCTTGCGCTGCAGCAGCCTCGTGCAGGTTACACATTCAACGGAAGCGGAGTTGCTGGAACAGCTGATACTGTCCCCGTTGGAAGCCCTGTGACCGTTGTATGATATAAATATCTTTGAGTGAATTAATGAAGGCGAACGTAGATACAGCCGTAGCAGCTCTACTCCTCTTAATCTCCATCGTATTCCTTGTTCAACGTCGTGTAGGATACCTAGCCGTCTGGCTGCTCTTGATCACAGTGGTTATTGGATACGGAGTTCGTATGCCCCTTACTGTTGCTGTAACTCTTGGTATTGCTACTGTTGCCGCTGTTGTGCTTCTGTCTGGACAGGCAATTCGTGAAGGGTATGAAAACCCCAATGAATCAGAGGACAAGAAGTCTAGCAAGAAGGGAAAGGGAGACAGCGATGAGCCGAAGCCGCATTCGTCATCGAAGAGCGATAAGGCAGAGGACAATACTATGGACGCCCACATGGATGCGGGAACGACCATACTACATGCTTTCCAGAAACTGAACCCCGAGCAGGTTCTGCAGATGCGCGATGATACAAAGGAGTTGATGGAAACCCAGCACCAGCTCATGGAGACACTGTCCTCCCTCGGTCCACAGGTCAAGCAGGGTGCAGAACTAGTTAAGAGTTTCCAGGGAATGTTTGGCGGAAATCTAACAGACGTCCTGAAGGAGTGAGGCTCCAGCTGCATACTTGAAATATTGATGCCCAAGATCCTTTGATCGAATATCAAGAAGAGGAACCCCAAATGCATGAGTAAGAATCTTCCAGACAAGAATCGTTGTGCCGAGATTGTAGTGTTCTACCACCTCGCTCCAGCGCTGAATAGCACCCACTAGAACTTGTATGGATGAAACAATATACCACGCCAAAGTGGTGAAGGACATATCATGAGTTCCACCAAAATATGTATACAGTGTGGGAAATCCAAGATAACATACCCAGAAAAGAACATGACCAATCGGCTGAATCAGAATGGTCGCATACGTCATTGCGTAGTCTATAAAATTTGGAGGCCAGAGCGTCTTCTCTAGTGCCAGATATTTCCAAATCACCGAGCCATGATTTGGGTGTTCAATCATCCTTCGTAGACGTAGACGGCTGAAGTTCGGGGGCTGGTGGGTCATCAATTAGAATACCTTGGGCAGGAAATTCCAGAGTCTCAAACGTCTTGGGATGAATATAGAACCACGTGTTTCCTTCAGAAGCTGGCAGGAGGGCAGTGAGAACTTCGGGGGTCACGAGGTTATCGTAGGCAATCAGGCAATTGAGTTCTTCAGTGCAATCTGTCAGGTGTTCAACATCCTGACCAAATCCAATATACAACCACGGAGGAGGGGGAGCAATAAACAGTTCAGCAAGTAAGTATGGTGCCCGCCAGTGCTCACCATTGACCCAGTGAACGGCAAGCTTGTGAATCTGGTGAAATCCAAGAGTCTTACGAACATCATGTAGAATAAAATTGCTCTCTCCTCCACCAATATCTAGTTCATGATACTCCGATACAGAGATCTTGTATCCGCTCGTATCGTGTAGTGACCATGCCATCGTTTCAAACCTAGGGTTACGACCATACACACACACCTCGGCCGTGTGATAGATTGTTACAAGTCCACGAAGAATCCAACTACCAATAATCTCAATCGTCTGTTCGATATTAGACATTTTTATAATGTATTCATCTACGCCGTAAAACCCTCCATCATTGCACGGTCGAGCTGGAGACCAATAGCGATGGATGTTCCGAGCGCCGTTACAATGAAGGGCATCGCCATCAGGAACCACGCAACAATACCGAGATTGAGACGACAGAGCAGATCGAGAATAAATACCGTGGCACCACCAAATACAAGCTTGGTCGCGGCTGTCACGAACGCAGAATCTGCAATATCCAGACCAAGCTGGATGGCAACGAACAGAGCATACAGAAGTGCAGGGGGGCACAGTCCATCTATAAATTTCATTTTCGTGCTTTATGTAGTATACATAAAATATGAACAGCCAAGTTGAACAGATTATGATGTATACGGGAGCATCACAAAAGGATGCAGAGAAGGCTCTCCTCGATCAGAATGGAAGTATTGTAGATGCAATTGCTATCCTTACTACTGTTCCAACCATCTCGGGTGCTAAGCATATCCCGCCGCCGCCAGTGGTAGACGCTGGTCATGATGCAGATACTCTTGAGCGAATTCGGTTGGGGCGTCTTATGGCTGATATGCTCAGCGCTTCAGCGAGAAACGACCTCCGCGGAAAGGCATCGCACTACCCCGCGAAGGAGGAACAAACCGCATCTGTGGAGTGTAAGGAGCATTCGCCGCTCCCACCTTCGGCTTCTCAGTCGACACCGCAAACTGAATAGCGTATTCTTGAAATTTTCGCTCTATATCGTTAATATCATTAAACACATTCATTCCATATGTCTGTTCATAGGCACGCCGTGAGGCTTCAGCATACACATTAACATCATCTAGTTGATTGACTGTATCCACCCAATCATCAATCTTGAAATAGTCCAGAGCATACTGACTATCACCAATCCATTCCTTCATTCCCTCGGTCGTTCCCGACGGACGAGTATTGTTCGGATTTTCCTTTGATATAGGTGCCGTGTAAAGGACAGGTATTCCGTTATACATAGCCTCAAATGCTACGCGCCCCCAACTTTCGTAAAAGGAAGGAACAAGAAGAATACGTGTTCGCTGTAGAATCACACGTACATCATCCTGAACATCAATCCATTCAATATTTGGAATATTTTCGGGAACTGCTATACGGTTGTAGTATGGTCTAACTCCCAAAAACTTGCGTTCTGGAAATCGATTTGCTAATTCTAGAAATAGAGCAAGACCCTTAAGAATATTGGCATTGATTAGGGTTATACAATCTCCTGTTGGAACAGTTCCCTTTTCCTGAAACTTAATATCATTTTCGATCATAGCAGGGCGAATAGCTTCTACGATCCGAAATGTAGGAGAAATCGTAACAGTATTCACAATATGATCGCGGATATGGTTGGAAATAATCCAGAGAATATCTGTCCACTGACCTGCACGTTGATAAGGAGTAATATTATTGACATCTTCTCCAAAATGCATAGTGGTCACAAGTGGTTTCTGGAACCGTTCATTCAGACGACGCACAATGTTCATCATTGGAAAATGTGGAGTTGACCATACTCCTGCTCCATTTAGTTCGTTTTCGGCATTGGTGTAATATACCCATGAAAGATTACGATAGACCCCACGAATAGGGCCACGACCTCGATTTGTGGTGACGAAGCTTACGGTATGACCACGACGTTGCAATTCTTTTGCAATAGCGACGTCGTGAAAGAAAGCCCCGCACGGGTCGGGCATGACCTGTGCGAAAAATACAACTTTCATTTCTTTGTTTATTCTGAGACTGCTTTCTGACGAACAAGACGCGTTGGATCGCCGCCACGAGACCAAGGCTGAACAAAACTGTTCACTGCCCGCATCTCATCCTTCACCTCTTGGAGAAGAGGATCAAACTGTTGGGGGAAGAACTTGTCAGTCACTGTCGAGCACTCCTTGCGCGTGCGAATAGGCGCGCTCTGAATCAACTGGCTCTCAGTATCCTTGTTCGCAGCTGATGGACCGCCACCCATATTGGGAGTTGTGGCCCACGGGCGAGCAAAGGTTTGCTGATGACCCTTGAGGCGCTGGGTGCCAGGATCACCTAGAGCCAAACGAGAATACAGATCAACATCACATCCACCCGCCGCCGTATTTCCAAAGTTACCTGTGTAATTCATGGTGACGAACGAAGATGCAAAATCAGCAACACGGTCAAAATCCTGGCAGGGCTGGGGAGCGGGGCGAGCCGTGCTCATATGATAGTCCTGTTGGGCCTTGTTATCGCGAAAATCATAATCCATCTGCGTTACATCAGACTTGTAGCGAGTAGGGGCATAAAACCACGAAAGCGGGTTTGATGTCTGGGGCTCCTGGTCAGTCATGCTTACGCTTATTATCTAAAACGGATAAACTTTCGGAGAGGTAAACAGTCAAAAGTAACAGGATGTCCGTTCTCATGCCATGCGACTGGATTGATCATGACGAATTTGGAAAGTTTGTTATTGATATTTATGGAAGAACGGATGAAGGGAGTGCGGCGATGCTCCGCGTTCGAGGTTACAAACCATACTTCTATGTGGCTTCAGAGTATGACTTTGCAACGGAGGATCATGGTATTTCGAAGATTAAGGTGACTCATCTAGAGAAGTTCGATGTATTTGCAGGATACAATGGTTACATTCCCACAAAAGTTCAGAAAGTAGAAGTGGAGTCTATGAAAGATTTCAGAACGGCAGTCAAGGTTGCGAAAGATGCGTATCAGGATGGCAAGGCTCTCTACAAGGTCTACGAGGCCAATCTTCCCCCTCTCCTCCGCTTCTATCACGACCACGAGATTCTCCCTGCATCCCCTGTAACCTTTGTGGCAGGGCAGAAGATCAAGGGTCTGGAAAAAGCGTGGTATGTAGATCTCGCAAATATTAAGAGCAAGCCAAGTGCCGATACTCCCCTGAAGATTGCGGCGTATGATATTGAGTGCACATCGGAGAGCGGAAACTTTCCAGTTCCTGAGAAAGATCCCGTGATTCAAATCGGAATTACAGTAAGATGGTCGAATAATATGATGCTGAATGTGGCACGCAAGGTGTTTGTTTACGGAACAGTAGCTCCGTCAGGCGATAAGACTGTAGAGTTCAAGGGGTTTCCTACGGAAGCCGATATGATTGAAGCGTTTCAGGAGTATGTGCAGGAAGAGAATCCCGATGTGATCTGCGGATACAATACTTACGGCTTTGACGACAAGTTCTTGGCCACTCGTGCGAAGGTGAACGGAATGAAACTCAATTTGGCGCGGGGATCTATCTGGGGCGACAGTCTTCAGAAGAAGACCTTTGAGTTGGCATCGGGAAAGTATGAAGTGGAATATCTGAAAACTCCTGGTCGTCTCACGATCGATCTTCTCCTGAATATGCGGCGTGAACATACGCTAGATTCTTACAAGTTGGATAACGTGGCTTCCGTCTTCCTCCGCGACAAGGTTCTCAAATTTGAAGGAACGACAGTGCACACAAAGACAACGCGCGGTCTCAACGTGGGAAACTATGTGCGATTTGATCTGGTGGGAAATACGATGAATCCCTACCAAGAGGGTCGCAAGTTCTTGGTGAAGAGCATCACGTCCAAGACATTCACAATTGCTGAGACCGAACTGTTTACTGATCTCGATGATGCAGAAAAGAAGACGCTGGAATGGTCGTTTACCAAAGATGATCTTCATCATCTCGAGCTGTTTGCAAAGCATAAGGGGAGCGCAGACGATCGAGCGACGATTGCAAAGTATTGTATTCAGGACTGTGATCTGGTCTTGACGCTGATGGCAAAGCTGGATACGTTTGTGAACGCCCGCGGTATGGCGGATGTCTGCTTTGTTCCACTTCAATTCCTGTTTCTGCGTGGCCAAGGAATCAAGATCTTCTCGCGGGTGGCGTATGAAGCCTCGAAGCGTAATCAGGTGATGCTAACACAGGAGGCGCTAGAGGGTGATGGAATCGGGTATGAAGGCGCGATTGTCATTTCACCAAAAATCGGGATGTATCTTGATACACCAATTGCGGTTCTAGATTTCAACAGTCTATATCCATCCTCCATGATCGGAGAGAATCTGTCGCCAGATACATTTCTCTACAAGAAAGTCTACAACAGGTCAGGCAAGTTGGTGTCCTATGAGGGAATGCCTGCGGATCAGGTGAAGAGTCTTGGTCTCGAAGGATACCATGAGATCTCGTATGATGAAGACGGGTGCAAGTGCGTGTGCGCCTACATGCAGCCCGAGAAGGACAAGCCGTTGTCTAAAGGTCTAATTCCAACGGCACTAGAGATCATGTTGAAGAAGCGAAAGGATGCGCGTAAGAAGATGGAAGACCCAGCACTAGACGATGCGCAAAAATCGGTGTATAACGGTCTTCAACTAGCCTACAAGGTGGTCGCCAACTCCATATATGGTCAGTTGGGGTCGCGAACATCTCCGATCCGCAAAATGTGTGTGGCTGCGTGCACAACA